CAGCGCGATTTGTGTAAAAGGGATTTGCTGGAAGGGTGTCTGTAGATAGAGGGACAGCGCCTTGAGGGAGATGAGAACGCTGTCCATTGGGGACTGTTTGTGTGTTGGAAGCGGGGGTTCAATTTTTGGCAACTTTGTTGCCAAAAATAGGTGGAAATGCCACTGCCTTCCTAAAAATATGACATCTTGTTAATAAGTCGACGACCCTGTGGAGAATCAATCGGAACGGATCCAATATTAGGAACTAGAGACAGCTCGACCAGACATCCAATCGTGGGGAATCTCTCTATAGAAACGATTCTTCGAATATGCTGGAATCCAAGTGCCATATACGTTTTTAATAACCTCTTGTCCTGTAAGTCGCGTGTGTAAGCACGAATCATTTTCGTCCTGTTATACATCTAAATAGTCTGATGCCAAAAAATTGAAATTTCGCCCGCCTAGGTTGGTAAGTCCCCCAATGACTTTCGAATACATTCGCACCGAGACCGGTGAGTTTCAGTGCCCTCATTGTCCCTTCGTGAAGAAGAACCAGAGCACCGTCCATATGCACATCAAGGCCAAGCATTCTGGTTCCTTCAAGCACAAGTGTGAGCATTGCACATACGAGTGCCCTGCTCGGCAAACTCTGGAGAATCACATCGCCGCCAAGCACCCAGAACAGCTAGAGACACGAACACGTGCCTTTGTCTGTCCTGATACTTGCTGTGAGTTTGAGAGTTTGACCAAGGCCGGCCTGCGCAGTCATTATCTCCTCAAACACCTGACTGCTCACACCAACAAGTATCTCGGCAAGACTGACACCGGAATTCAGTGCACTCACTGTGGCACAGAGTTTCAGTCCAAGCCGTCGTATGTGTATCATCTGGCTCAGTGTCTCCCTTCTGAGGTGACGTCAGATGCCATGGTTAAGAAAGGCCTTTGCATTTAATACGAATGTATTAAATGCTGAGATATTTAGTGAGGAATCACGCCTCTGACTCAGCTTTCACATCATCGGAGAATTTGACCTTTTTTGCGTTCGTCATCTCATTCACATCAATAACAATGGAATACATGTGATAGCCAAAGGCGGCAAAGGCCATCATTGCCAAAAGCTCAAACGCCCATCTCGGCGTATCATATCCCTTAGAGCCAATAAATATCATGAGAGGGGCCACGGCCAAGGCATGAATGAGATTTATCCAGAGACTAGGACTCTGTGCCTTATACTTCAATACAGACTTGTAGCCATGATAGACTAGGAGAACAATTCCTAGACCAGATAAAACCGAAAATATCCATGGACTTATCTGGCCACGCACAATAGCAACATATAAGAAGAAGGGGGCAACAACAAGAATGTGAAATAAATGTATGGGAAGCCTGGATGACATTTCTATTTGGTAAGAATATATCGTTGAAGCATATCGTCGGCATGCTCTAGAGCGCTTTCTATCCATGCCTGATTCGTGGAATAACTCTCTCCACAGACAAAGACATTCGGATGCGAGAGAGGAAGAGGATTCATAATTCGCTCACTAGCTTCTTTGACATCGTAGAGGCCGGGCAGCCAATATGAGCATCCATCTTTCCAATAATACATCTTGAATAAATGGGGCTCAGGAATCTTAATCTTGAATAATTTCTCAGATTCCTCGACAATACGCTTGGAAAGAGCCTTCTCTCCATATTTCTTATGAATAGACATCCAAAATTCGGTATCCTTGGCATCTGTGTAAGAGGTCATTATTGAGCCCGCCTTGGAGGAGATTGGTATTATATGCCTCAGTGGAGAATCTGTGATTGTCCTCGGAATCATTTCAAACCACGGCGGGGTTGGAAAGACTCCATAGATACGTAGGAGGGGGCACATGGTTAGACGTTTTAGAATAGGGAGATTCTTAAAGGCCGCGAGACCTTTTAGAGCCTCTGAAGGAATTGCTAGGATTACCTTCTTTGCTGTTAGAGTTTTCTGATTCTTGAAATGGAGTTTCGCCTGGACACCGTCGCCGCCAATGGCTGTGAGGCGATGCTCTAGGAAAATGTCTACCTTCCCCTTGAGTTCCTTTTGTATATTATCTGGTATAGAATCAATCCCTTCTTTCAGAGTGTAAAAATACCCCTTTCCACTGAATTCTGCCTTGAGGGCGTGGAGTGCCAAGTCGGCGCGAAGAGTATATAATTCAGAAGTATAAGCGAATCGTTTGAGAATAGGGATTACCGTAAATCCTTCCATTGTTTGAACCAAGAGTTCTTTTATTGTCTTTGTCTGGAGGACGAGAGGGTCTATTTTGGATAAATATAGAACTAGAAAATTTGCGATGGACGACCAAGAATTCTTTCTAGGTTGCTCGCCTTCGCCAATCCAAAGGGCATCGCCTTCATTCGGTATTTTTATCTTGGTGAGGCCATATCGTTTGACAAGGGCTGCCACGAGATGATGAGAGTTATGAATTCGTCCAGCTCCTTCTTCAAATTGAATATTCTTTTCGCGATAGGTTTCTATGCGCCCACCGAGTTGAGAATACATTTCTGTGAGGGCAACCTTGGCCTTAGGAAAAGCCTGGGTGATTTTCAGAGCAGAATACAGACCTGCCATACCTCCTCCTACAATAATATAATCATACTCCATCTATTCTTGTATAAAAATTGATTTTAGATGTGTGTGTAATAGGGATTCCCTATAATGGAAGGCTGCCACACGTTCGCTTTTACACACCTTCTTAGCTCAGGCCGAGTGAATGAGGCGATGGTTCAGCGCATCATTGACGGCGTAAATATGAGTCTGAAGGAGTGTCCTGACGCGTGGGAGTTTGTGCGGAAGGGTGGGCTCATTCAAGAGGGTCTCAGTACACACCCTGTGGTCAAATCCGTATTTGCCCAGATGATGAAGGACGACCATACTGCCTTAACTGCCAGTCTCTCTGTTAGCCTTGTTACAGAACTTGCTCAGCAGAGAGGGCTAGAGCTGGGGCTAGGTAAAATGTAATGAGTTTGCTGACATGGCACACTGAAACAATGAATATCTATACACATTTATTACCAGGTCTTTTTTATTTGTGTAAAATGGTGTCTCTTACCCCTTCAGGTAGCTCAGAGCTCCGATTTTTACAAGTGATTTCGTATCTTGGGGCGGCGACCATGGGAATCACATCTGGTTTGGCGCATTTGTTAGTTATAGATATTGATTGGTTCGTATTTTCTCGTAAGATGGATTTTCTTGGAATCTTGGCAATTAATTACGCACATATTTTACTAGATACGTTTTTATTGACGAAAGGGCATTGGAACAGTCGTGAATTATGTATCTTGGGGTTTTTTCTTGAAACGGTTGGAACATTGATGTGCGTCCATCGTATTATTGTCTCAGATTTAGAAGTGGGGAGATTCTGGGCATTTTTCTATCCTGCCTTGACAGTGCCACTTACTAGTTTGGTATATTTCACTGGCATTGAAGGAACACAGGATTCGTTGAATTGTAGTATATATGTTGTTATTGCGGGTGTTGTGTTTTTTAAAGGAGGGTTTCCAGAACGATATTATAATCCTGGTGGAATATTTAACACATTCGGCAGTCATACCTGGCATCATATCTTTATTATATTCTCTATTGTGGCGGCCTTTGAAGCTCTTCCGAAATTATATCTGATTGATTAGTATGCTCCTTTACATATTATATCAGGGTTCAGAGATACGGTTTGTCTTATATGACTTAAAACAGGCTATACAGAAGGCAATGCGATTGTCTCTTGTATTAGTGCGGGTTTCTGTGGCTGAGGACGGGTCGGCGAAATCAATGACTATTTACGATGGCTCTTGCGAGTCTTACGAGCCTTAACCTTTCTGGACTTTCTTTTTCTTGAGCTCATAGAGCCAGTAGAAGACCCATTGTTTGAATTACTTTCATTGTTTGATGTGACGGGGCTTCCAGTAGGAGTGTGAATGGTTAATACTGTTTCAAGGGCATTTATGTATTCTTTGAAGAATCTTTCTTTATCTTCTTTACTAATTTCTAAACTATTAGCTAAATCAATTAAAGCTTCGTTATTTCCAGAATAAAAATCCCTTAGTGCATTTTTCCATACCACTTCTCTACCTAATATGATTATTGATTTAGCAAGTTTTATATCAAATCTTTTCTTACGAGTTAATTGGCTTGATAATTCTCTTGCTCTTGTTTCTGAATTCATTCTACTTCTTTATAAGATTCTTATTAATCCAGGTTGCCACTGCGGCGGTATTGCTGCTCTGAAGATTCTCTAATTTCTTTTCGGGTGTCATGAGAAGGAAGGCGGGAATACTTTTAACACCACAGTATCCAGGAGTATATTTATTCTCATCAATATCGCATTTATAGACGGGGAGGTCAGGGAACTCTTCATTTAGAAACTCCCAGTCCAGACGCTTACAGGCGCTACACCAGTTGGCCGTGAAGTAGAATAAGACAGGGCCTGGTAGCTTATCCTTAGTATACATTTTCTCGAACTGCTCTTGGGTCTGGAGGGGAATCATTGTTTTTTGAGACGAAGACATTTCGGAATCTATTTGCCGAAAGAAGTAATCCGCCGCCGATGACCGCGCCGAGGGAGCCGAGAGCGGCATAATCAAGTGTGTTAAAGGTTGGCTCTAGTCTTGCACCGCCTACCATCGTGCCACGAGGATTTCCGTTTTTATTATATCCTTGAAAATCTACACCTTGTTCAGGCACTCTAGGAGCAGGAGGTGCGGTAGGGGCTGTTCCTACCGTGGCATAGGCAGGAGGGGCAGAAGGAGCAGGAGGGGCTGTCCCTACCGTGGCATAGGCAGGAGGAGGGGCTGTCCCTACCGTGGCATAGGCAGGAGGGGGGGCTGTTCCTAGCGCGACATACGGCGCCGGTGCCAATTCTCCTACCTTTTCACTGATAAGTGATGCTGGATTAGAAACGGCCGCGCCAGCCTTTGCCACCGATTTACCAACACCCATAGTGACAGCAGAAGAAAGAGCCCCAACCTTTACCGCCGTATCTGTTACCTGAGCCACCTTTGCCAATCCCTTATCTACAACGACTTCCTTCGCCGTAGTAATAGTCGTAACAATCTCATCCTTTGTATCTAAGGCCGTCTGAATCGTTTTTCCTAGACCAGGGAAGAAATAGGAAATTACAGGAACAGAAAGGCGCAGTAAGGTTTTTACTGTAGAATCTGGAGGACAGGGTTTGATTTCTGATTTACCTGTGAGCATGGGACTATGTCCATCGGCATCCATTCCAGTGTAGGTGAAGGGGAAGAATCGTTTAGAGCCGGCAACTAAGAGGTCGGCAGGATTGCTAAACAGAACCCAGTAGTCGTATAAAACCGCAAATAAATAGAAGATAAATCCTAGAGGGATGATTGTCAAATCTAGAAATCTGGAAACCGCGTTATTCGTATCTCCTGCGATTAATTGTGCTAGAGGAGCACATGGGATTGCCAAAGCGTATAAGAGAAAAAATAGGGGATTTGGGGGTTCTTCTTCTGCCATGGCGCCGCCGACCATGGTGCCGAGGCCTTGGCCTGTCTTGGGGTCTCTAAATTTAGCTATCCCATCTGTGCTAGGAATCATTCCTGGTGGCGGCTGCTCTTGCGTAGCAGAAGCAGAAGGCATCAACGATGTCACGTCTGGAAATAATGACTTTTCGGGCTCTTTCCACATTCCCTGAGCGAGTCCCATCGCGCCCCAGGGATGAGCCAAGCCATGCTTGTTTAGACTTTCAGTAGTATAACCACCAGAGCTAGATAACTGAACTAAGTCATATCCCCATAGATACCCCAAGCTAATAAAGTTTGCTATGAGAAAGATAAGACCAGTCTGAGGCGACCTCAGATAAAAATGATGTAGCCCAAACATACCAAAGACAAGAGTGAACCACCACATGCCTGATTGTGTAAATTGTGGTTTGTTCCAAAATTCAATACGGGTCTGGGAAACTGCTGGGAATTCCCACACCATTACTACAGATACCATAGAGCTTTGATTGCCGGGTTTCCCTTAGGTAGAAAAGCCACGAGGAAAACATGGATGCTTGAAAAACTCTTCTGTTAGAGAACCAGCTTCTCTAAATTTATCAAAATCAAGTATCATGATTGTTCCATCTGGCTGTTTATAAAGCTCAAAATCCCAAGCTGCGTAACCTTCTTCATACAGGGTTAGCCAAGCGTATTTAAGCTCTTTAATGAGCCGTTCCTTGGTCTTAGGGCAAATAACCTGGGTTCCCATGGCACCAAGAATAATGGGTCGCCGCGTATCTATTTTCTCCATTTCATACTCGTCTGGATTGGGTATTAGCTTCGGAGCACGCAACAAGATATATGCGGGTTCAGAGAGAATGTGTAAAAGGGTTGTGTGGATGTGTTTTTGTGTATCTATGGACAGACTTGTTGAACTAAGGACTCTTGGTGATTTTATAACGGTTGTTTCTGAAACCGTTATATAAGCATATGACCCCATTCTCTAAATGCGGAATAAGATTCCACCAAACCCGTTTGTAACACGAAGAATATTGTGATTTAAGGAATAAATTCTGGCATTGGCCGGACCTCGTGCGGGACTCACAGTGGCATTCAGCTCCAATTGTAAAACAATACTGTCAATACGACTTGCGTTCATACTTCCACTCGGCTGGACATCCTCAGGACGTAAGCAGAAGGAATAGGAATACACATAGTCGTCTATAGGAATGACAGTGTGATATTGATACGGCTGAACAAGACGGAAATAATCGGCCTTGCGAATATCAAAGCGGTCAAATCCGTCTATTCTGAGAATGGCAGTAGTAATGAGATTCTGATATCCCACCTGTGTAGATGTTTCGCCAATAGAAAGATTTGTGTAATTGAACCATTGATGTGCGTTTACAGCTGCCTCTCTATGAATAATCCAGAAGAGCTCGCGCATAGGGTGATTAAATTCCATCGGAAGTTGGACAGTAGTTGCCGTCTTGTCAATGGATATACTCGGCGTGTATTGAACTTGCTCAATGAGATACTCGTGAGAATTTGCCACAAATCGGCGACGCTCTTCTACATCCAAATGAACAAAGTCGCCATACATGTTAAATGACGTGATTGAAGCGGGTTTCACAGTTGTGTCACAAGGAACAGCGCCAGGCTTGTCCATCACAAAAACACCTTGTAGAGCACGAAGGGTGATATTAATACGCACGGGATGGTATTGTAGGGCAATTAAAGGGAGGGCGAGTCCAGGATTCTTACAGAACCAGAAACGCAGAGGGACATAGAGACTGATGGGTCCAAATAAGCTCACGGAAGTAGAAGAAGAATTTCCCTGGCTGGCACCGCTCGTTTTGCCAATCATGTTATTCCACCCTTGGCGCTTATCCTCAGTTATCACATAATTTGACCATATCTCCATCCATTCGCCGGTCTGTTTATCAATTTCTTGCTCTCCAATATCAACGCTAATTTCTTGAATTAGGGCGTGACCTATGGCGTTTGTGTAAGAGACAGCCTTGCCTGTCGTCGAATCATAAAGTGCCGGAAGAACAATCTCTAACCATAGTGGACCAAGCAAGTCCCCCTTTCTTGGTATAACTGTAGTAATTCGTCGCCCAAAATCGGCCTGATTATCAAATTGAATAATGGACGATTCCATGGAAAAATTGGTATATCTTCTGTATACCATTTTGAACCATGTCACTTGAGGGTTACCAGTGAGAAATACGTCTTGTTTTCCACTGGCGACAAGCTGTAGTAATCCTCCCCCCTGTGTCATCTGATTCTGTCGGTGATTCTTAGCGAGGGTAATTCTCGCAGAGCTTTTCTATTCAAAAAGGAGAGAGCGATGTCCGATACGATAGTCCTTCGTAAAGTATATGCTCTAGATTCAAATACTGGGCTTTTTATCTCTACTGGAAAAGTCTTAATGACAAATGGCCTCGGTGGCACAATCTGGGTTGATATGCTTTCTACTCTGGCTGTTGCCGGCGGTCCCGTTATGGAAGGAATGCCGTCCAGTATAAGCAGTTTTTCCAGCATGACACTGGATACGAGCAGGCTCTTATCAACTCTGTCATCTGTTTTCTTACAATCGCTATGTAGCATCGGCGCTCAGGTAAATGGCCAAACGGCAACAATCGCAACGGCAAATCTCGGCTCTATTGGATATGTGAGCACGGCGACACTTTCCACCTATGTAGGGCAGGCAGTTAGCACTCTTTCACAGAGTCCTAGCACAGTTAGCAGCTTGATTCCTTCTCTCAGCACCTTTCAATACGCGAATAGCTCAACTATCTCATCCTTAGTGGCATCTGTAAATGCCTCATCCATGAGCACGATTGCCAATCTTTCAGGGCTCGGATATGTAACATCAACCAACCTCTTTAGCACAGTTGCTGGTCTTGGGTCGATTGGTTACGCGAGCACCCTCAGTGATTTTAAGAGCACTGTGACAGGCCTTGGCTCTATTGGATATGTAAGCACAGCCACCCTAAATAACGCACTCAATACTCTGGGCAATTGGTATGTGAGCTCGCTTTCTATGGCAAGCACAGTGGATGGTCTATCCACCTTCGGCTATGTGACGAATATTAATCTTTCTACGGCAATTAATGGAATCTCGGCAATGAAGAATAGTGTCCGCTTTGACACAGTAACAAGCGTCACCGTCATTGGTGGAACAAACACCTTTACAAATACGGCAAATCTCATCTATGTTTCTACCTTTTATCAAAGCAGTATGGTATATTCTGGAGCACGATGGGGTGTTCCTATTACTGGAAACATGGTAACGGCAAATGACATGGAGTTTTCTACGGCGATTATTCGTCTAGACGCCCTCAGTAGTTTCATTAATTCAAACTCACGTATTACCGTTGAAATATTTCCAACCTTGGCTTTTACAAAGCTGGGAACAGGTGCCACCGCGCCAGTTATGTTATCTGTTTCTACCATGTTGAAATATGAGCCGGCCACTCTTTTATTAAATACTGTAACAACGTCGGCGATGTTCGCGGGGACAACCCAGATAAGCTTTGAGGGAAATCCTAATGTGAAAGTGGATTCTTCTAATATCTATAACCAGCCTATTCGTCTTACTATACCTCATGGCACTAGTATAGATTATAGCAAACAAATGACTCTATATCACTATATGCCTAACTCTATTCAGAAAAACTTATTACAGAATGCTCTACATGCCAATACTGTGACTCCTTTCTTTGGGTCAACGGGTTCTGTCTTTGTGAGTGTCCAGAATAGTGTATAACACCATTCTGGCCCAAGGGTCAAAAATAGAGTATAAGACTATTCTTGCCTAGGGTAAAGACAAAAGCCAAAATAGTGTCTAGAGACAGTTAGAAGGGGATGTCCCGCAGAACATTAGATACAGAAATAATCACTATTCGGCAAGTGAATGCCCTAACGCCGACAAATTCCCTCATTCCTGCCTTGACAACGCTTACATCCGATGGACAAGGAGGGACATTCTGGGCAATCCCCTCATCTCTCGGTGGAATACCCGCCCTCAATCAAGTGGTTGTCGATAATCTCCCCTTCCCCATGACATCTACATTTAACACATTGTATATCTCCACTGCTCAAGGAATGGGCTCAGTAACAAATTCTACGACAAAACTTGTTACTCTGTATGCAAAAGGATTTGACACATTTGATATCAGTGGTGGAAATACACTAACATCCTATGTAAATTCTACTGTTTCTCCGACGATGACTCTCGTGGGAAGAAATGGTGTTAAGATAACAGGCGACCCTGTAAAAAGAACCATCTTTTTTGATTCTATAGCCTCCGCCGTTAGCACAGGAATATATGGATATTCTGGAATAAATGTTGTTTCTAATGCTTCCACCTTAAAACAAGACGCGATTCTCAATTCTAACCGCCTACAACTATCAGCTGGCTCTGTATCTTCCATTCTAAATCTGGTAGGAGTTGGGGATATTGTGTTAAATGGTAATTCTACAAGTAATTCGGTATTCTTGACAATCTCTAGTTTTAACTCGGCCGAGTATCTAAAAATCAGTAGCCTTGTTCAAAACACCTATGGCTCTAGCTTGAGCACAGCCAGTTCATTTTTCTGTGCCAATTCAACACTCATTCAGACGGCAAGCACCCTGTCCAATTTTGGCATTAGTAGTCTATTAAGCACGTCGTCGAATCTCCAATCAAAACTACAATTCGCTGAGAATAATGTGATGAACTTTTACACAAATATTGACTTATTCAAGTTATTATCAACAAGTGTTCAGAGCAACATTAATTCAAATATAGTAAAATTTAATCAATTAAGTAACGGATTAGATACCATTGCTTCATATACATCAAGTATAAATACTAGCCCATTTATGGGCACGTATACAGGGACAATTGGGATAGACCAGCATATTACAATCTCGACTGTTCAATTTCGTCTTGATACGATGTCAACCTTTATTGATAACGGGGCAAAAGTCACTATAAGCTATTCCCCATCTCTCTTATATAATTTCATTATCCCCACCTCAGGGATAGCATCCGTTTCTACATTCATTGTGGCTCAAAATTCAAGAATTAATGAGGCAGTTTTTGTTCGCCCATGGTTTGTTCAGACAACAAATCCAAGTATAACTCAGCCATATTTATACACCGATACCATGCACTTTACTATAAATAGCAGTAATATTACTACCGCACTAGATTCCACCTTTACTATCTATCATCATGTTGATTTAAATTCGGTTTCCTATGGAAGTGCTGCCAATACAGCAGTGAATGTCATGACAAGCTCTAATAATTCTTTTGCTATTAGTTTATCAGGTATGAATTATTAGGTACTTAACGTTAGAATGAGTTCAAGATTCACAATAGACACGACGACTCTGAAGGTTCGTGATGTTTTTTGTCTGAATTCAAACGGTGATTATATACAACCTGCTTCTATCCCGGTTATTGGTGACTTTGGTATGATTAAATGGTTTTCAAGTATAGAATTCTTGAGCAGCATCAGTGTTCCTGTTCTTAGCACAACAATTCTTAATGTTCTTGCGGCAGTTCGTCCTGGATTTAGCACGATGTCAACTATAATAACATCAACGCTAACTACTGCCATTAATTCAACTGTTATCGGCCTAGGAAGTCTTCCAAATGGAAATGATTATACTAGCTCTTCAAAAATAAATAATTTACTCACATTACTGTCATTTGATTACAGTTATATTAGCTCTACAACCTTCTATGATTCTTTAACAAATCTGGGAGATATGAGGCAAATTACTGAAAGAATTGGACCAATGGTAAAGTTTTTATCGGCAAATGGAAGCAATTTGAGTAATGGCTATGTGAGCACCATGAATCCTGGGAATTACAGGATTTACAAGTCAACGCTTGGACTTTCTGGAACGAATGTTAACCAGAGTCTGACAGATGGGGAAGTCTTTGGCTCAGCAACAATTGATATTACTGGATTTAACACGAAGATTGTGAATTCATCGTATTTACGTTTAGATGTAAACGCAAATATAACGCTTGGATATACTGGGAATGGACCCATGCTGACAACCTTTAGCACATATCTAGTCAATGCTTCAAATACCTCACAGATAGTAGGAACTCCTGTAAGTTTAACCTTTGCTGGATCTAATGCCATGATTGCCAATCTCAGTTATTTTCTCAACTCAAACGACTTTACCCCATATCCTAAATTGCTTCAGATACGTCACAGACTAGTGAATGGCCAAGGGTCAAATGCTAGCCTGAGGACCCAGATTCCTCAGAGAGGCGGTGTGTTCGCCACTCTAGATAATACCGATTAAGAATAGAATGCAAGCTATCAGAAATTTTTGTGAGAGGCTCAAGGCGTTTTTTACAAAGAAAGTGGTGCTCATACTACCCACGGTAGATGATTCAAAGATTATTGATGAGAATACGGATGATTTGAAGTTTACTCTTCCACCTACACCGACAGATTTAGACGCGGTTACGCCTTTAGAGGCAAGCCTTCCCTCTGTGCCAGCTCAGATGCCCACTCCTCTAGAGTTCCTCGCACAACAGCGGTTGGTCGATATGGCCACGGGCACAGATACACAGCATTTGGATGAGAATAAGCCCGAGGGAAAGCAAGATGTAAGGCCTCTTGTTTCTCTCCCTGAGGAAGACCTCGATTAGATAAATTCCGTAAAAGCATTTGTCCTTCGGCAATTTCGGCGATATTCACCTTAATTGCCGCAACAATCTTTTGCCGTTCATCCAGATGTTGAGTTTTGTGTAAAAGGGATTTCATGAAGCTTTGATAAGGGGCTCTTCTCCACACCGTTGCCTGATAGGTAAATACCATCTCCACGTCAAAATCCAGAATCTTCCATAAGGAGTTTGGCTTATACGAAATGTCTAGAGCATTAGGTCCAGGACACGGCATTAGGCGTAGAGAGGAGACTTGGGGGTCGGCATCCAAAATCTGGAGAGCCTCGGCGATTTCTTTCTCCATCGGCCGAGCTTCCAGGAGGAAGTCCTCTTGAATAGGGAAAACGTATTTAATCGTGTCTGGAAGCATGGCGACTGCCGCCTCGCGACTCTCAAAGAATCCTGCCTTGTTTTTGGGGAGAGTCAGGACACTTACCTTTGGTAAGTCATCCAATAGCTCTGGTGCTTCTGTTGCGATATAAATGGGCCAGGCGAGGGAGGGTGCGTATCTGTGTAAAAGGGTGATATGGAGATTGAGAAGATAGAAATACTTGGGAGTCGTGTTAATCAGATAGGCACAATCCGTGCGGTCCATTTCTCTTGTTCATTCATTCTCGTTTAGACGAATGGGTGGAAAAATTGATTTGTGCGGTGTGTATGGGGAAAAGTCCCCATATGGATACTGCTACCGCTCAGCAGCTGCTAGCCGCTCTTCTTGCTTCATCAGGAATTACTCTCCCTACTGTTCCACAAAAGACTGGAGATGACCCGACCAACGATATTGCCGTTGCGAAAGATATCTCTTGGCCAGATTTCTGGAAGAAGGTCAATGAGATTATTGGCAAAGATGTCCTCCCTCCTGTAGCAATGCAGTTTGCTTCCTCCTTGAAGGAGCTGCGCGATATGAACACATGGAAGAATAGTGAAATTCTGGATGCGTATAAGACATGGACTCCTGTTGACAAGGAGAAGGCCAAGGTGGAGAAGGAGGCCAAGAAGGCTGAGAAGGAGAGCAAGAAGGCTGAGAAGGAGGCCAAGGAGAAGGCAAAGGCTGATGCTAAGGCTGAGAAGGATGCGCTCAAGGCCAAGGTGGATGCTAAGGTGGAGAAGGAGCTGAAGGCTAAGGCTAAGGTAGCGGAGGCTCAGGCTCAGGCTCAGGCTGAGGCCAAGGAAGCTGAAGAGAAGGCCAAGGCTCAAGCTGAAGAGAAGGCCAAGGCTCAGCTAAAGGAGGCAGATGCCGACAAGAAGATTTCTAAGAAGGTAAAGACTGATGTCTGGAACACCTTTATCGGTGATGGAATCGCAAATCACAAGTGCCTGTGTTGTAAGATGACTACAATTGACAAGGCAAACTTTGATTGCGGACATGTATTGTCTAGAGCAGAAGGCGGTGGTCCAGAGATTCATAACCTTCGGCCGATTTGCTCTGGGTGTAACAATGGGATGGGGACAATGAACATGATTGAGTATGTTAAGAAGCATGGGTATTATATTGGCGGTGGCCGCTAGGCCACTAGGCCACTAGGCCACTAAGGCACGCCAGGGTCTCCCTCATTGACATTTATGACACCCATATTTTTCACGTCATCGCAAATACTCTCAGCAAAGACATCAAATTCTCCCATCTTATACACATACTTCATGTTTATCCAATCAATCCCATTTAACACACAATGCGGCGGCATGCTCTCAAACGGGTTCAGAGTCACAAATATCCTGGTTAATTCAATAATCTCATACACCATGATGCCCGTTAGAGGGATGTGCCGAGTATATGTAAAAGGCAGGAATAATCTAGTAGGGTCACGATAGGGAATTCCGCACTTGAATTCTGGAAATACGGTGGAAAACATCTTATTCGCTTTTTGCTGTATGCCTTCCATGCCCTCGTATAAATATAAGACATCTAAACATTTTAACTGTCTTATCTGTAGAATGCTTGCCCACCATCCCAGAACCGGCAAGGAGATTCGCGTGATTCAGACAGATGCCGTCGTGTGGAGAGAGAACAAGACTCTTATTTACACTGCCGACCCGTCTATCTGGGACACCGTATATGAGGGTCTACTAAGTGATGGCACCGGTCCCACATTTCGTCTAGTTCTTGAGGCAGTTCAGGCAGATGAGTTCAAGATGATGGCGACCAAGTCGAAGATTGTTCTCATGTCAAAGCTCGCCCTAGATTCCATTGGCACCGAGGCATTCAAGAAGCTCGGTGTAGCCAATGTCATTTATCTACAAGAGGTTCATCTCATGTATCCTCATCTAGGCGAGCCTTGGGACGGAACCAAGGAGGATGCCGCGGTCATTATGGCGGGTCTTCTTCGCTATCGTAAACTCGCTGGAGCGTGGTCGCCTCGTGGGCCTTTGATTGGTTGTGTAAAAGAGGATTCCGCGCCCCCTCGGCTATGGTGGATTACGCAGTATTTCAAGCACGAGAAATCCAAGCGCGCTGCCGAGATTCGCAAGTGTCTGCGCGAGAATTCCAAGAGTCGTCTGATTGACAAGGTCCTCCTTCTGAACGAGTCACCTCAGGACTTCCCTGCCTCGCCAAAGGTGGTTGAGGAAGTGATTGGATGCCGCCTAAGATACCAGGACGTCATTGAGAGAATCTACGATATTCCTGATGATGTTATTGTGGTATTCGCCAATGCCGATATTTTCATTGATGATAATTCATGGAAGGATATCTGGTCACTGAATCTAGAGGATAAGTTTCTTGCTCTTCTACGGTATGATGTGTCGGCGACCTGGGATGTGGCCGAGGCGAAGATTTTCGGTCCTCGTGCCGATAGCCAGGATACCTGGGTCGTCCGTGCTGCCGATGTTAAGAAGCGCGCTAGAGAGTCTTGGAATCTGGGATTCAAGTTTGGCAAGATGGGGTGTGACAATCTGCTCGCCCTGGAGATGATGAAGCAGAAGTTTCTCGTATCCAATCCCAGTCAAACCCTTCGCACATATCACGTCCATACCAGTGAGATTCGTAATTATGCTAAGACTGATGTTATTGAGGCGCCGGTATTTCACTACATCCAGCCCTCGGCAATCAATGATTTACAAGCGGAGTTCAAGCTTCCTAAGGTCAAGCCATCTGTGTTAAAGAGGCGTTTGCTTGGTTCTTCGGCTTGTATTGAGGCTTGGAAGAAGTCACTGAAGCCTGCCCTAGAGGATTCATTCGAGAACTTTACGCCAAAGGCCGAGCAGCGTATTTGTGTAGATAGGTCATGTTTTCAGACAACTGAGGGGCTCGTTTTTGATTCCGATAAGATGTATATTGGCGAGACGGCGTCGTCCAAGCTTCTATGGAATAACTCCAAGATTCACGGGATGATGCCAACTCTGGCGGTGGGACGTGCCCTTGTTGTTCCCTGGCCGATTGGGGCAGATAAGAGCAAGGAGGTATATTGTGTGCGCTATATGAGCAAGGTGCTGCGCCTGTGGGATTCTGAGGGCGGTGGCGAATTCTTTGGCTCAGAGGAGCCGTCCTTTGAGAAGGTTCTCCAGTTATTTACCTGGAATCAGGAGAGCCTTCCAATTATTACTCGCGAGGACAATTCCCTCATTTGGTGTAAGGAGGGGGCAGTAGGCTTTTGCCATGAAGAGAACCCTGTGTTAAAGGAGGATATGGATGCTCTGCGTAAGTATATGAGAGGGTGGGTGAGCGAGATTAGCGGGCGCAAGATGGTTGTCATGGAGGACGGAATTCTCTTGACGTCGGCCATTGTCTTAGAGCTAGAGAAGCAGCTTGAGGCGGCGGGATATGATGTGAAGGTGGTGTATCCTTCTAAGACGAGCATGGACCGTCTAGTGGATGTCTTTAGCGGGGCCTGGGGCATCGTGGCGGCGTGTGGTATGGCTTCTATCGGTTGGAATTGGATGCTGCCTGTCGGCGCGCATGTGTTTGAGGTGAATAGCTCAAAGACGGTCGGCATTGAGATTTCTTCAGCGGCTGGGCTCAACCACTATTTTGTGAGCAAGGTGCCGGCCGATATTGTGGAGCAAGTTGTTGCGGCATTTGACTCTGCTCCTGCTACCTCTGCCGAGAATCCGTCTCTCCCAACAGTCTGGCTCCCTTCAGCCACAGGATTCTTTGCTCACCCTGGTGATTCCTTTCGCGAGATGGTGGGTCTCTGGCAGAAGGCCGGCTATATTAATGTGCGGCAGCATGATGGCACCCAAGTGTGGTGGGGCTCCGTCGGTGCCGATGGTGTTCTCCTCTATGACAGGCCGACGAATGAGTGGCGTCTGGCCGCTCCTGAGGCGGAGCGTGAGTGGCGTCTGGCCCTCTTTGGAAATCCTAAGGTTGGCTCTGCCGCTGCCGCTGTGCCCTGGACCTTCTGGGCTAGGCGGCCGTCGCTTCTTGAGGCCGCGGCGGCAGCCTCTGTCAAGGGCTTTGATGAGAGGAGTAAGGGGCCCGTGTTCTATGGCAAGACTGAGAACGCGACTCAGGAGCGCAGAAGACAGGGTGATTGGGTTTCTGTGTGTGAGGAGTTCGTCATGGTGAAGGGCGATGAGAAATACCCTTTTACACAAACCGAGTATTTAGAGAAGCTTGGCTCAACTCGTTTCGGCCTCTGTCTGCCTGGATATGGATTCAAGTGTCACAGAGAGATTGAGTGTATGGCGATGGGATGTGTGCCGCTTGTGTCAGAGTGGGTTGATATGGCATCTTATGCCAATCCTCCCGTTGAGGGGAAGCATTATATTCGTCTCAAGAATTCTAGAGATATTCCTGGTGTTGTGGCTTCTGTGTCAAAGGAGTCTTGGGAGGAGATGTCGGCGGCCTGTAGGGTCTGGTGGAGAGAGAACGCAAGTTGCCAGGGTTCTTTTGAGCTGACTCAGCGTTTAGCTAGCGCTTTTACTGATGTGTCAGGTTCTGTTGCGTAAAAAATGATTTTTTGGCTTGTTTAGTAGGGAAAGTCCCACTACCATAATGGATGACTGCCCAGTGTGTTGCGATAAATACACTGTCCAGTTGAGAAAGGCTGTGAAGTGTCCTTATTGCGACTATACTTCCTGCTCCGTCTGCCTAAAGAAGTATCTGACAGAGGGTCAACTAGATGCCCATTGTATGGGATGTCGCCGAGCGTGGAATGACGAGTTTCTTGACTTGAATTTCACGCGTGCCTTTCGCACTGGTCCCTACAAGAAGCACCGCGAGGATGTGCTCATGGAGCGTGAGATAGCCATTCTTCCTACGCGCCAGCCTCGTGTGGAGGCCAAGCTGAAGGTGCGCGAGGTCGAGGGGGAAATCAAGGAGGTCAATAAGAGGCTTCAGGAGCTTGATATACAAAGGTCAAAGGTCCTTCGTGAGTCGCATCGTCTTTCCGCTCGTATTACACGATACACGGCAGAGAGCGAGGGGCGTGCGCCACCCGCTTGGACTCTCACCGAGGGCGAGAAGGCGACCACACCAGAGCGTGCCAAGTTCATCATGAAGTGTCCAGATGGGGAGTGTCGCGGCTTTCTGAGCACGGCTTACAAGTGCGGGACCTGTCAAATGTGGGCGTGCCCTGATTGCTTGGTTATCAAAGGCAAGGACAAGGATGCCGAGCATACGTGCGACCCTGGGCAAAAGGAGAGTGTTGCTCTCATCGTCAAGGAGTCTCGGCCGTGTCCCAAGTGTGGTGAGCGTATCAGTAAGGTGGACGGGTGTGACCAGATGTTCTGTACCGAGTGCCACACCGCCTTTTCTTGGAATACTGGAGCGGTCGTGAACGGAGTCATTCACAATCCGCATTATTACGAGTATCTGCGCAAGCTAGGGAATGGCACGGCACCTCGT